TCAATCCGCCTGGCCTGTATCATAAAAGTTGTGTTTCCTTGCATTCACCGACGCTGGCACAACTCTCAAATTCCCCTCGACGTGAAGTCCACAGACCATGCGGCCCTGCAGGGGGATGACATGGTCGACCACGAACTGAATGCGCATTCTCGAAACTCCTCGACGGCGACTGCGCGCCCGGGCGCGATTCGTTAGGCGCCGCGCCTCCAGGTAGATCTTCGCGATGGCGTCCTGGTTAGCCCATGGTGGGGTGGCCTGCTGGAGCCGGGCTTTTCGTTTGCGCGCGTACCGGGCCGAACTGGTCGATTCAGCAGACGGCAGAGACATCTCGAAGAAAGGCTTCCAGCTGTCCGGGTAACGCAGCCGAACCACAACGATATCTTCGTCCATTTGCCGAGCCTACCGGAGGGGTTGGACCCGCTCCGGTTTGCGGCGGTAAACCCTCGCGGTGAGGCGGCTATCCGCATGAGCCAGAAGGGCTCGTGCCCGCTCCAGGCTGCTCGCGTCCGTGGCCACCTTGGCGCGCAGATCATGTTCTGTGAACCGCTCGGTCAGGGCCGTTTCCTTCAAAGCGCGGGCCATGTAGCGCTGCCACATGGACTTCCAACCGCTGGCCTCGCCCTTGCTTTCATCGAAGTAGCCGGCCCCCTCCCTGGTGCAGAACAGCCAGGGCGCGATATCGACGGGCCGGGCGGCAAGGGCCATATCGACGGCTGCCTTTAAGTCGGGAGTCCACTCGTAGAGCGTGCGCTTGCCGGTGCTGGTGGCGGTCTTGTGGCGCTGGACGAGGATGCCTTCGGAGGTGAAGCGCGCCGGCTGCAGGCGCAGCAGGTCGCTCTGGCTGATGCCGGTCAGCAGCTTGATTCGCACGTAGGCCTGGATCGCCAGGGCGCTGCCGGCCTTGCGCCGCGGCTTCAGGGACAGGAACTCGATGATCTCCCAGTCTTCAACCAGGCGATCACGCGGCCGCTCGCCCTCCAGGCGAACCTCCCCTTTGAAGGGGTGCTTGTCGATGTAACCCCATTCCACAGCTTTCGTGAAGGCGTGGCTGAGCACTTCGATGTCGCGGTGCGCGGAGATCTTGCTTTTGCTCTTGTCGACGTAGCCGTACACGAACCGGGGCTTGAGACCCGTCAGCGGCATACCTCCAAAAGGCTTGCGCAGGCGTTTTGCGGAGTGCTGGTAATTGGACTGGGTCTTCGGCCGCTTCGTGGGGACCACCTCGAGAAGGTACCGGTCCAATAGCGCTCCGATGGTTTTCGCATGCGCTGGCACCTCTATCCGCTCCGCCCAGTGTTTATACGACTCGGACAGGTTCGAGCCTAGGCGGTACATCTTCTTGCCCTCCCACTGGTCTTCCAGGCCCCCAGGCACGCGGTAGTAGTAGGCGCCGTGCTGGTAGGTCCAGCGGGACGGCAGCCCGCGGTTCTCGGGCTTTCGAGGATAGCGGGCCATTACCTCATCGCGTCCCAGTCTGGCTCGATTTCCTTGGGGGTCGAGTGCCGGCCCTGCACGCCGAACATCTCCTCGACGTGCGCGCGCAGGACGGCCAGCGAGCCGTCGCGGCGAACCCTGAAGGTGATCCCCAGCCCGATCAGCGCGCGCCGCTGCGCCGCATGCCGCTGGCGCTTGGTCAGCTCGATGACCTCGTCCGCGGACAGGAACAGCGCACTGGAAACCGGCGGACGCGGCGTAGAGCTGGAGGTGGGCTTTGCCTTGGGCAGCATCAAGCCTCCTCGGACGCGTGCAGGTTTAGCGCGCCGGTCTCGCGGTCCTCGCGACGTAGGGGCACCAGGCGCTCGGCGCACGCACGGTGCAACTCGCCGCGGCCGACCGGGTTCTCTACGCCGTCCGTGCCCCAGATCTCGCCCCAGCAGTCAGCGCAGCGCCGCTTCTCCTGGGCGCTCACGGGATGGGCTCCACGCTCACCAGCGTTTCCGGCTTGCCCCGCTCCGCGCGGCAGAGCATCGCGCCCTGGCCGCCCCAGTTCGCCTTGAGGAAGTCCATGTCGGGGCGCGAGCCGAAGCCTTCCAGCAGGCGGGCCTCATCGACCTCCCACTGGGCTTCCTTGCTCATGACGAACCAGTCGTATTCCGTGTCCATGGGGCATTTTCTCCCGGACGGGGGCGCTACGCGAATGCAGGTCATACCGGCTCTCCCAGGGCAGTAACAGTTGTCGATTCGGGGGCAGCCTCGCCGCGCCTTTCCAGGAAGTCGCGCGCCAAACGCTGCAGGTGGTGCTCGCTGATCTCCAGGCGCTCGATCAGGCCGGCGTCAGGGTTGCGCACGCCCTCGATCTGCTCGCGCTTCACGCCGAGGACGTTGGCGACGATGGGGTCGCTGCCCTGGTCGGAGATCAGGAAGTAGGCCATCACCGGATCGGCCTGGCCGTCGCGATGCACGCGGCCCATGCACTGCTCGTGCACGCCTGGCGACCAATCCAGCTCGCCGAACACGGCAGTGCGGCAGACCTTCTGCAGGCCGTCCAGACCGGCACCGGAGCGCAGCGAGATGATCATCAGGCGGCAGTCGTCGTCGTTGATGAAGCGCTGCGCCGCGGCATCCTTTTGGGCTTCGCTCTCGGAGCCGGTGTAGAGCACCGGCTGCAGGTCCTTGAGCTTTTCCTGCCAAATCGAATAGACCTCGCGGTGCCAGCCGAACAGCACCACCTTCTCTCCGCTCTCGCAGAGCAGGCGCACGTACTCGGCCACGAAGGGGGCCTTGGCGACGCCGGTGGCCTGGCGCATCAGGGCGTCGAACTCGCCGGCGGCCAGCATCTTCTGGCCCTTGAAGGTCTCGTTGTGCGCCAGGATGATCTTGGCGAGGCGCATGGCGTCGCCCTCGGCCTTCTCTAGCACACCGGTGTCAGCGTCGATGGTGTGCGGAATCTTGGTCAGCGACGGCAGCTCCCGGCCTACCTCGGCGCGGGTCCGGCGCAGCATGATCCCCTCACGCCGCAGATAGCCGCCGAACTCCACGGCATCGGCGATCCGGGCCTTGTCGCCGCCCTGGGCGCCGCACCACTCGCGCACGAACTCCTCCCGGCTGCCGAGGGCGTCCGGCAGCAGGCAGTCCACCACCCAATAGAACTCGGAGCCGTAGTTGAAGATGGGGGTGGCGCTGAGCCCCAGCCGCAGCTGCGCCCGGCCGGCCATCGTCTTGCAGGCCTCGTAGATCGCGGACCCCGGGTTGCGCAGCTGCTGGCACTCCTCGTAGACCACCAGGCGGGCGATCTCGCACAAGACCGGCGCCCAGGTGCGCAGCTTGTGGTAGCTGACGATGATTACGTCCGGCAGGCGATCGCTGAAGAGGTCCTTCTGGCGGCCGCGGGGCTGACGGATCAGCGGGTAGGGCTTGCCCTCGCGCACGCGGTGGACCTTGAGCGCCGGGGCGAACCGGTTGATGGCGCGCTCCCAGTGCCGGGGAAGGTGCGCCGGGCAGACCACCACTGCCGGCAGGTTCTCCGGCAGGACCATGGCGCAGATGGCCGACACCGTCTTTCCGATGCCCAGGTCGTCGCCCAGCAGCAGGCCACGCTTGATCTGGAGCATCTGCGCCGCGAACACCTGGTACTGCCGCGGCGGCTCTGCGAGTTCGATCTGCAGCGGCGGGCAGCGTGCCGCCAGCAGGTCGGCGAGCCGGGTCTCGGTGTCCCGGTGGTCGGCCGCCTGCGCCTGCAGACGCTGTGCAGCCTCCGGCGCGACGATCTCCATGGGGTAGCGCTGCAGGAACCACTCCAGCTCGCGGCTGTTCTCCGGGGTGTCGGTGAGGATGATCTTCTCCGCGGCCGTGACCGGCGCGCGCGGGAAGACCCGCTTCAGCCGGGCCCGGATGTGCGGCTCGCAACGGATGATCCAGCGGCCCCCGGCGTGGGTGACCGAACCGTAGCTGTTCAAAATGACTGCCTCCCGATGAGAGCGAAAAGGACTGGCTTGCCGCGCATGGTCGGTTTCTGCGCGGGGGTGCGGCCCCAGAGAGTGGTGGTGACGAGGATCACGCCTGCGACGTCATCCCGGCTGAGGTAGCGGTCGATCTGGCGCAAGGCCTCCGCCATCGTCCCCTTAATCTTGGCCTCGATGACGATGCCGCCGGCCAGCAGGAAGTCGAAGCGGTCGGCGCCGGCGACATGCTCATGCTGGAATTCGATGTCCCCTTGGCGCAGGACCTCGGCAATGCCGCGGTGCAGGGCTGCCTCGTCGTTGAAGCGGTAGGAGTACCGTTTCAGGGCCTCGGCGACCTGGCGCATGGTGAAGGCGACGGCGGCGCTCACGGGCCTTTCCCGGGAGCGCGGTGGTAGGCCGTTCGGACAATAACCTCGGCCGGAATGCCGTACACCGTCACGAAAGCGGCGATGAGGGTCAGGGTAGGGTTCGCCTGTTTGCCCTTCTCCAGTTCGTGCAGGTGGGATTTCGTGCAGCCGAGAGCGCGGCCGGCTTCCGACAGGGACCACTTGCGGGCTTCTCGGGCCTGCTTTAGCAGTGTGCCGAGTTTCATTTCCCACCATCCTTGGCTACGCCGGGGGAGTAGATGCCCTCTTCGTGGCCGGGGCGCATCCTGATGTGCACGCCGAGCTTCGCGGCGTGCCAATTCAGGCAGGCCGCTGCCGTGGTGATGATGTGGTGCAGCACCTTCTCCGGCTTGTGGAGTGCTTTGCCTGCGAGGTAGCCGACCAACCAGAACCAATCCGCATCGGTCTTGCCAGCATCGCCATCGGAGCCCCAGCGGTCACGCTGATGCAGGGCCTCGTTCTCCACTGCCTTGAGGAAGTCGGCGATTTCCGGCGTGTTGATGGCGGCGAAGCGGGCTTCGAGGCCCTCGGCTTGCTGCTGCGCCAAAGCAAGTCGCTGCTCCAGTGCCGTGTAGTCCTTGAGGCCGGCGGCATACCCCGCCTCCTCTGCGCGCTGCAGGGCAAGCCTCGTGCCGCTCTGCAACTGCGCCAGGGCACGGCGGGCCTCGGAGGAATCGTTCTCGATCTCTTCCCGCCATTGTTCTACCTGGCTCTCCATGCGACGGTACTCCGCGATGTCGATCTGGCACGCCGGCTGCTGGCGGATGCCGGTGCCGAAGTGCTCACGCGCGGCGGCGCGACCGTCCTCGGTCCAGCCGGGGAAGCGCTCCCCGCAGTGAAAGCAAATCCACCGCTCGCCGGGCTGCATGACGTAGGACTTATCCTCCGGCCCCGGTTGCTTGTAGTCGCCGCGGTACTTGGCGAGCTGAGTTTCCAGTATGTCGAGCGAAGCAAGGGTGCCCTGTGCCGCCTCGCTGAGTCGGTTGCCGTTCACCTCAGTCCCGGCGGTGCCGGCTAGCGCCTGCAGAAAGGCGCGCAAATCGGTGGGCCAGCTCATGCTGCCTGCTCCAGCGCCGCGAACAGGTCCGGCATCGACATCTCGCGCGCCGCGGCCTGGCAGTAGGTCAGGCTGTCCAGCCAGTAGCTATGGCTCAGCTCGCAGGAACGGCCGCGGCGGCGCAGCTTCAGCGCGCGGTAGGGCACCGTCCCCAGGCCGCCGAAGGGGTCGTAGACCTCTTCGCCGGGCATGGAGTGCTGCTCGATGCACCTGTCAACGATGTCGAACTGGAGCGGGCACAGGTGCATTTCCTTGCCCTTGGCGTGCTGCTGGCCGTTGAGGGTCAGCATGCGCGTGATGTCGGTCCACACCTCCGGGTGCCAGGACTGCGGCTGCAGCAGCATGAAGGTGCTTGGCAGCCAGCCGGTCGCGTCGACGTCGTTGGCGATGCGCACGTTGTGCTCGAAGTCGTAAACGTTGCTCAGCGAGTACTCGCGGAACATCTTGAATACCTGCTCCTGCGGTAGGCCGACCAGTTCCTCGGGCTGCAGCACCCGGTTGCCGCTGCTGCGGTGGTACCCGTGGGCGTCGAACTGCCAGCGCGCGCGGGTGTAGCTGGCCTTGTCCTTCACAACCGGCACGTCGGCGTAGCCGTTGGTCCGGTCCGTGGGCGGCTTCCGGAACTTCAGTACGTACTCGGGCATGCCATTACCCATGCGGCTGCCGTCCTTGCATTGCTCCGACCAGCCCAGGCGATAGGTCTGGTTGTTCTCGCGCACCACGTCGGTGACCACGGTGATGCGGGACAGGAAGCCGAAGCCGTGCTTGCGGAACGCCGCGACCGTCTCGTCGCTGAAGGGCGTCACGATCTGGAAGCCCAGGCCGCTGATGCCGCTGGGCGTGATGCGGTCCTTGACGTGGATACAGGCCACCCGGCCGGGCTTCAGCACCCGGTACAGTTCCGGGATGAGGAAGTCCATCTGCGCCCAGAAGTGGGCGTTGTCGTCGGTGTGGCCGAAGTCGGCGTAGTTCGGCGAGTACTCGTACTGGTTGGAGAACGGCAGCGAGGTGACGATCAGGTCGACGCTGTCCGCCGCCATCGCCCGGGTCTCGGGCACGTTGTCATTGCGGATCAGGCAGTAGCCGTTGCCCGAGGCCTCGGTGCGCTCGACGCCGATCGCGCGGGTCAGCTCGGCGCTGATCGCGGCCTGGTTGAGCCCGTAGGTGCGGATGATTTCTGCCATTTTCTCCCTCAGTTCGTTGTCGCGGGCCCACTTCTCCTCAAGGCGCCGGCGCACGTCGCGCTCGGCCTCGGTGTAAATCAGGTCGATGCGCACCGGGTGGGTCTGGCCGAAGCGCTGGACGCGGTAGATGCCCTGGATGAAGTCGTTGAACTTGAAGCCGATGCCGAGGAACACCTCCCACCAGCAGTGCCGCTGGAAGTTGTTGCCCGAGCCCAGCATCACGGGTTTGGCCGCCAGTTCCGCGATCTCGCCGTCGGCGAAGGCGCAGACCGCTGCCTCGCGCTCGTCGAGGTCCTGGGAGCCGTAGACCGTCGAGATGCCGGGCACCGCCGCCTCGATCGCGCGGCGCTCGTCCTCCAGGTCGTGCCAGATGATCCGGTGCTCGGCCGGGGCTTCGGCGCGGATCTCGATCAGCTTCGCCACGCGGGCCGGCAGGCTCTCGCGCTTCTCCCGCGCGGCGTCCTGCACGCCGATGCTGGTGTTCTTCAGCAGTCGGTGCTGGCCGTCCTTCTCGGTGCCGGCGGCGCTGTGGTCGGACGGGATCTCGTGCCAGCGCACGTCCAGCGGCGGCAGTTCGTAGCCCTCGTCGGAGAAGCCCAGGTCGGAGGGCTTCTGCAGGAAGATCGCCCAGCTGCTCACCCACAGCCAGAACTCGCGCTCCTTGTGCGGGTGGATCGTCAGCTGGTCGGCCTTCTCGCTGTTGCGCTTGAAGAACCGGGTCTTGGCCTGGCCGACGTCCATGACCCCCAGGTAGGCGGCGTAGGCCAGCAGCTCGACGTACTCGTTCGGGCTCGGAGTGGCCGTTGCCACGAAGCGGTACGTCGGCTGGTGCTCGAACAGCCGCATGAACTCGCGGAAGGTCTTGGTCCCGCCGAAGCCGCGCAGCACGCTGGCCTCGTCCAGGCTGGTGTCAAAGCCGGTCGGGTCGAGGATGCCCTCGCGGATCGACTCGTAGTTCGTCAGGTAGATCGTCCTGTCGTCGCCGATCTCCTCGTTGCGGCGGATGAAGCGCAGGTCGACCTGGTGCTCGCCCTTGAACCGCTGGGCGGCTTCGCGCGGGAACTCGGTGCGCATGCCGAGGGGCATGGTGATGAGGCGGATGCGGCCCGGCCGATGCCGGCCCAGCAGGCGCATGATCTCGATCTGGGTCGCGGTCTTGTGAAGGCCGAAGGCGGCGAAGATCGCCCGGCGCCCGCCGCGCAGGGCCCACTTCACGATGGCGCGGGTGTGCGGCTTCAGGTGCGGATTGATCTCGGCCATGTCCACGTCGAAGCCGTGGCCTTGGTCGAGCTTAACCTTGCCTTCCAGGAACTGGCGGTAGGGGTCGTTCATGCGGCGGCCCTCGCTGCTCGCACCGCGGCAATCTGCTCAGCCACCGCATCTTCGGGGATGTCGAACAGTCCTTGCGCGCCCTTCCAGGGAGCGGGCTGCGAGAACAGCACACGGTTGGTCAGCACCCAGCACCAGGGGCCTTCCGCATGCTTATGGTCCTGCAGCCAGGGGAAGCGGTCGGCGACCGCTTTCGACTGGATCGTGTCGATGTGGACGCAGTCGGCGAGCGTGGCGGCGCCGATGACAGCGCCAAACGCCATGTCCGCGACGGGGATTTTGTACTCGAGATCGATCCCCCTGTATTCCGGGGGAAGCTCCTCGTCCGGCAATACCGTCAGCCAGTCGCGAGACTTGCCCGCGTGGATGAGTAGGGGGCCGCGGTACCGGGTCGGCCAAGTGCGATTCTCGACGCGCTTTTCCCGGGTGACGCAGATCAGGTGCGCGTAGGGCTGGCAGATGGTGATAGCCTTCATACCGGGCTCCGGGAGAAATGCTTATGGATATCAGCGCGGCGCTGGCTCTGGGCGGTCAAATCAAGACCGCGATCGAGTTCGCGAGAGTGCTCCGGGGCACTGTCCCCACTCTCGAAAAGGCGGAGATCAACTTGCAGTTGGCAGAGTTGATCAGCAGGCTTGCTGACGCGCAGGTCGGTGAGGCAACGGTGCGCCAAGAAATCCTTGCGATGCAGGAACGCATCGCGCAGCTGGAGCGAGAGCTTCGGGGCGAGGTGTTCTTCCGTTCCCCGTTCTACTGGAGCAAAACGGAAGATGGCGCCGAGGCCGGTCCTTTTTGCCCGGGTTGCCACGACGGCAAGGGTGGAAAGCTTGTTCGGCTCCACGAGTACACGCTCGGCTGGTACGACTGCAAGGTTTGTAATGCCCGCTACGAAGACCGAGCACGCTCCCCGAAAGGCCCCTTCCAAAGCGTGTCCAAGTACAACCCCTTTGACGGCTACTAGCATCACGCAGCCCTCCGGCGCTCGACCTGCAGCGGGCCGTAGTTGGCGGCGATCAGGGCGTGCGCCGGCGGTGGCGAAACCGAATTTCCGCACATGCGAACCTGCGCAGCCTTGCTGAAGCGGCGCCCGTCGTGGCCGCGGTCGATGATGTAGGCGGCAGGGAAGCCCTGGCAGCCGTAGAGTTCCGGCGGCGTCAGCATGCGCAGGCCGATGTCCACGATCACGTAGGGCGTGCCGCGGATGACGACGGTCACCAGCGCCAGGCGATCCTTGGTGGTGATGGTCGCCATCGGGTCTCGCGGGTCGCCCCACTGGCCACCCTCGCCGTAATAGCGCATGAGGAAGGCGGCGACCCGCAGGGCGCCGGCTTCATGCTCGGGCGCCAGGGAGTATTCCACCAGGCCGTGGTGCTGGCCGGCGGCGCTGATCGTGTGCAGCGGGTCGCGCAGGTCGCGGGCGTCGCAGTTGCCCCGGAGGTGCGCCAGGTGGGCCGCCACGACGTTCTGGTGGCTGCCACTGCCGATGATCGTGCTCAGCGGCTGCCGGGCATCGTGGCCCGGATGGACGCCGCCGCCGGGCATGGTGTTGTGCTGGGCGAGGAAGGCAGCGACCACTGAATGGCGCGTGGCGCCAGGCATGACCGTCTGTGCCGGCTCATCCGGCCGGTAGCCGGCGGCGTTCTGGCCGAACGGTTGGACGAAGGCGGCGGCCACCGCATGTTTCCCGCCGCCGGCCACCACCGTGCCCAGGGGCTGCTGCAGGTCCAGGGCGCGCGGGTCCTGGCCCTCTCGCTCGCCGTAGCCGGTTTGCACCAGCACCGGCGCGGCGATGCCCATGGCGTGCGCGGCGCCTGCGTCGCGCTTGCTGGCGCCGCCGCTGGTGATGGTGGGCAGGGGCTCATCCAGGCGCCCGCCGTCGCTCTTGAAGCGGAACTTGGCCAGGATCGGCGCCGACAGCATCAACTCGCCGCGGTGCGCCGCCGTGATCGTCGGCAGCGGTCCAGCCACATCGTGTAGCCGGTCGCTGCCCTGGTGCGTCGCCGGCACCACGGAGGGCGCCACCAGCATGTGCTCGCCGCCGCGGGCGGTGGTGATGGTCGACATCGGGTCGGCCACGCTCCGGGCGCGATCCCCGGTTCGGGTTACCTGCACGATGAACGGGTCCGCCGAGTCCAGCACGTAGCGCTGCACGCCCTTGGCGATGCGCCGGCAGGTCGCGTCTGCCAGCGGCCGGGCGCGGTCGAAGATGCTCGGGCACGGAAGGTTGAAGTCGATGTGGTCCGCCGCCGGGCGCCACTTCTTCTGGCCCTTGGCCGGCTTCTTGTGGTGCGTCGGCTCCGGCCAGACGATGGGCTGCCCGTCGCAGCGGGCGACCATGAACAGGCGCTCCCGGGTGGTGGCGGCGCCGTAGTCGGCGGCGTTCAGGACGCGGGCCTCGACGGCGTAGCCCAGCCCCTGCAGGCAGGCCACGAAGCGGCGCCAGGTGATCCCGGCGCGCGCCGGGTCCGGCACCAGGTACTGCATGTGCACCGGAACCTGTTCGCCCTTGGCGGCCACGGTCCCGTCGAGCTTGAGCACGCGGCCGGTGGCCTTGTCGCGCTTCGCGATCAGGGGGCCCCACTTCAGAATCTGCTTCACGTTCTCCAGCGTGATCACGCGGGGGCGGACCTGCCCGGCCCAGCGGAACCCGACCCAGCTGAGCGCACGGATTTTCCGGTCGCGTGGCTGGCCGCCAGCAGCCTGGCTGTGGTGCGTGCAGTCCGGCGACAGGTGCAGGAAGCCGACCGGCCGGCCGCGCACGGCGGTACGCGGGTCCACCTCGAAAACGTCGGCGATGAAGTGCCGGGTCTGCGGGTGGTTCATCCGGTGCATGCTGATCGCGTCGTCGTTGTGGTTGAGCGCGATGTCGGTATGCCGGCCGGTGGCTTGCTCGTAGGCGGTGCTGAGCCCGCCGCCGCCAGCGAACAGGTCGACGCCGAGCTCGTCGGTCAGGTCGAGTAGGTGCTGGGGGGTGAGCATCAGCCGCGCTCCTCGACCATGGCGACCTGCACGTCCAGGCCCAGGCGCGCGCTCAGCAGCTCCTGCACGTTGTCGAGCACGGCGGCGTCGACCGGGTGAGGCGTGACGGTGCCCTCTGGGATGGTCACGGAGGCGCGCAGCGCCGGGGCCTCGAACAGCGAGGCGGGCACGTTGACGACCAGCTTCATTGCCACTTCGCCGCGGTTCAGCGATGGCGGCTTCGTCGAGATGCGCGCGCTCAGCTCCGCGTCCCGATAGGCGCTAACCTTCTTCGGGGAGAGCGCCAGGTAGAAGGTGCCGGTGAGGGTCTTGCTCATGAGCGGTCCTTCTTGAAGCTGATGATGTGGGGGTTGCTCGACTGGCGGATCAGGATTCCGCGCGCGTCGAGGTAGCGCAGGCCCTGGGCGATGAAGGGCGCGTCGATCTCTTCGGGATTGCTCACGTCATAGAGCCAGCCGACCTTGGCGTCGCCGCCCACGGTCGGACAGGCGAGTTCGATGTCGGACATCGCGGTGCTGTCGGCGATCTCAATCGCCAAGTCGGTTACGGTCTGGTCGGTCACAGCCACTTCCTCTTCTGCTTGTCCTGCCGCGCGCGGCGGCGATCTCGGGATTTGCGGGCCATCACTCCGCCCCCAGCGCCTGCGTCAGGTCGCCCAGCAGCAGCGCAAGCTCGCCGGACATGAGGGTGAAGTCGTTGTCGAACTGCTCCTCGGGGTGGTCGGTCTGCTGGTCGGCATCGCGCACGCCCAGGAAGGCCACCCGCTTGAGGTGCAGCTTTTCGGTCAGCACGAAGCTGATCCGTTCGTTCCAGACCAGGGCCACCTCGGTTGCGACCTTGCCTTCGGTGATGTGCCGGCGGACGGTCTCGCCCTCCAGTTCATGGCGCTTGTAGGCGACTGTCGGCTTGCTCTCGTCGGTGCCGGTGAGGCGGCAGGACTCACCCAGGGCGAAGCGGCCGGGCGCGGTGCCGGCGGCCAGCCAGCCCGTCATCAGCGTGGATGGCGACTGCGCCGTCTCGGCGAGCGTCACGGCCAACTCGCCGTTCAGCGTGTTGCGGAGCATCTCCACCAGTTCCTCGGCTTTGCCTGCGCTGGCGGTGTCCACCACCAGGTGGCCGTGCTCGACGTCGAGCCAGGCCTGCAGGCTGCGCTGGCGCACGAAGGCGCGCGGCAGCAGTTCCAGCAGCACCTGGTCCTTGATCTCGCGCATGGCCTTGCGGCCGGGCTTGTAGCCCTTCACCGCCTCGATGGCGGCGGCGCGCTCGTCGGCGTGCTGGCGGATCACCGCGGCGGGCAGCAACTTCTGCTCGGTGCCCAGCGCGATCAGGTACTGATTCCCGATGGAGCGCACCAGCTCGCCGCTGGCGATGGGCGCGACCCAGCCGCGCGACTGCAGGTTCTGGCCGGCGCAAGGCGTCAGCGGCTGCAGGGCGAGCGCCTCCTCGAGGTCGGCGGGCGTCATGGCCCAACCTGGCGGCAGTTGGAAGGTGATGAGGTTGCGGAAGAACATTCAGGCTCCTCAGAAGGAAATGGCGACCGGTTGCCCGGCCAAGCGATGGTCAAAGCGACGGCGGCGCTGGAAGGCGCGCAGCCACGGATAACGGTTGTGGAACTCAGCCTTCAGCTGGTGGTTGCGGGCATGGGCGAAGTGCCCCTCATAAGAAGCCCAGACGGCCCGCCCGGCGGCGTATGCCTCAGGCGTGACGCGCAGCAGGCCGCCAGCGACGTGCGCCTGCTGGAAGCCCCACAGCTTCTCGCGGGCGTGCTGGATCACCCGGCGCCGGACGACGGTGTGGGTCGGGCGGACCACGTAGCCCAGGAAGTCGCAGCCGTCCTTCAGGGGGCGCAGATGCCACTCGTCCTTGAGGCGCAGCTTCAGTCGCTCGGCGAGGAAAGCCTCGATCTCGGCCTTCCACGCCAGCAGCTGCTCCCGGTCCTGGTGGACCAGCACGAAGTCATCGACATAGCGCTCGTAGCGTTTCACCTGCAGCACATGCTTCACGAACTGGTCGAGTTCGTTCAGGTAGACGTTGGCGAGGCTCTGCGAGGAGTAGTTGCCGATGGGCATGCCGAGGCCGGGCCCCACCAGGTCCAGACGCTTGTGCTTCGGGATCAGCGCGCGCTCGGCGGCGCTGGCCCGATAGATCACGCCCTGGTCGACAGGGTTGCGGCGCAGGACTTCGTGCACCAGCCGCTGGATCACCGGCGGCACGCTGCAGGCCTGCATGCGGGCCTTGACCATCGGCCACAGGATGCGGCGGTCGATGGAGTAGAAGCAGTTGCTGATGTCCAGCTGCAGGTAGTACCCGCCACCCTGACCGCTGCCTACCTGCCGGAAGAACTGGGACAGCCGCTCAACCGCCTCGTGCGTGCCCTTGCCCTCCCGGTTGGAATAGGAGTCGTGGATGAAGATCGGCTCGTAGATCGCCTCGATGTACGGCACCACCAGGTGGTGCACGATGCGGTCCGCGAAGTCGGGCGCGTGGATTTCCCGCGCCTTAGGCTTGGTGGCGATGAAGCAGGTCGTGGCCTTCGGCGACCATGTGCCGGCGTTGATCTGCTCCAGCAGGGCCAGCAGGTTCGGCAGCCAGCGTGTTTCGAACTCGTACATGTTGACGCTGGGCTTCTTGTTCGCGCGCGCGGCTTCCCGCGCGGCGAGCAGCTGCCCGAACGTCACCGCATCCTGACACTCACTGGCGGGCACGAGCCGGCCACCACGGACGAACCCGTTGTTGTTCGGGTTGATGTAGTTGACGTTGCCGTTGTTGAGGTTCACGGCCCAGACGTAGCCCGAAGGCGACGCTCCCACGCGGTCTTTGGACCCGGCCCGACATCCTTTCGGTAGCAGAGCTTCGTCATCATTGGGCCCCCGAAGAGGCGCCGCGCGTACTCAGTGTCCCGAGACTCTCCGGCGCCGCGGACGGAACCGGAACCTGCTCATTGGGATGCTTGGCCCGAATCGCCTTGAGCCAGCCGCCGGCTTGGCGGCCTACGGCTGTGGCGATATCAGAGAGTTCTTTCAGCCGGCCTGCCGACCCGATGGCTTTGACCTCGTAGCCGACCTGCAGGAGCGCCTGGATGCCATCGTTCAGTTTCTCGATCTTTTCCACGAGAGGACGTGCCTCCGCCGGGCGCGAGCCCAGGCGGAAGGCCTTCTGCACGAGGAGGTAGGCTTCCAGGCTGTCGTCGCGCAGCTTCGCCCCCAGCATCTGCCGGAAGTTCGCCGGCATCACCGATGCCGTGATGACCGCCTCCCGCAACAGGCGCTGCGAGTCGCGGACGATGGGGGCGAGCTGAGACTTCATCGCGTGGCCGTTACTTGGTCAGGCCAACAGCCAAGTCTTCCTGACTGGCGGGCACGAGCCGGCCACCACGGACGAACCCGTTGTCGTCCGGGTGGACGTAGGCGACGTAGCCGTAGAGGAGCGTCACGGCCCAGACGAAGCCCGAAGGCGGGGACACCTCGTCGGTGCTGGTGATCACGTAGCCGGAGTCCGGGTCGCCCGGGATGTCCGAGGCGGGCTCGTACTTGGCCAGGTTGCGCAGGCCGAACTCCTCCTGCGCGGTGGTGGCGCGCCAGCCGCCGCCGGCGAGTTCGCACTTCTCCGCCAGGGCGCGGGCCTTGGCGGGCGTGAGGGTGTTGTCCGGATTCAGGATCGGGGTGAACTCCAGCCAGCACAGCTGGCCCTGCTCGTCGCGGAGCAGGCGGGAGGTGTCGCGGAAGCACCCATCGGCGATGGGCGTGAAGCTGGACTGCTGCATGGTGAACTCCTGATGGTGCGGCGCGATGCCGCGGGTGAGATGCGGGCTCGGTCTAGAACGGGATGTCGTCGTCCTGGAAACCGCTGTCGGTCGGCGGCGCGGCCGCGCGCGTGCCGGTGGAGCGCTCGCCGCCCTGGCTGGTGCCACCGCCGGGCTTGCCGTCGAGCATCTGCATGTCCTGCACGCGGATCTCGGTGGTGTAGCGGTCCTTGCCTTCCTTGTCCTGCCACTTGCGGGTGCGCAGGGAGCCTTCGACGTAGAC